ACTACGGCTACTCCTTGCGGAGTGTTTCTTGGTGTAAGTTTTACAAACAGTTCGACTGGTCAAGTTCAACAACAGCAATTTTATCCAGCGAGTCAGTCAATTAAGTCTGGCACAAAGATTTTTGCAGTCGTTGCAGATGATCCAGATACGTTGTTTCAGGTAGTTTCTTGTTCTGCAACTACAGTTGTTGCCGGAATGGGCATTTCTGCTATTGGTAATAACATTGCTTTGATTCAAAACGCTGGTTCAACCACTACTGGTAACTCAGCAGTGGCTATTGATGAAGGCACTCAAGCTACTACCAATACGTTGCCTATCCGCATCATTGATGTGGTTCGTGAAACAGCAACAGGCGCTGATACATTTGTTGAGTTTATTGTTAAGATAAATGCAACTATGCACCAGTACAACAACTCTACTGGCGTATAAGGAGCTAAATCATGGCTATTTCACGCGCACAACTACTTAAAGAGCTGCTTCCCGGCCTGAACGCATTGTTCGGTTTGGAGTATGCAACCTACGGTCAAGAACACAAAGAAATCTACGAAACTGAGACTTCTGAGCGTTCTTTCGAGGAAGAGACCAAACTGTCTGGCTTCTCAGCCGCACCTGTTAAGAACGAAGGTTCTGCAATTGCGTATGACAATGCTCAGGAAGCTTGGACTGCTCGCTACAACCACGAAACCATCGCGTTAGGGTTTTCCCTGACAGAAGAAGCGATTGAAGATAACTTGTACGACTCACTGTCGGCTCGTTATACAAAATCACTTGCTCGCGCAATGGCTTACACCAAGCAAGTCAAGGCTGCTGCTGTTCTTAACAACGGCTTTACCGCTGGTTATGTTGGTGGTGATGGCGTTACTTTGTTCAGCGCCTCGCACCCCTTGGTTTCTGGAGGTGTCAACAGCAACATCCCATCAACCGCTGCTGACTTGAACGAAACATCGTTGGAAAACGCTGTTATTCAAATCGCTGCATGGACTGATGAGCGTGGCTTGTTGATCGCTGCAAAACCCAAGAAGTTAGTTGTTCCTCCTGCACTCCAGTTTGTCTCAACTCGTTTGTTGCAAACTAAACTGCGTACGGGCACAACCGACAACGACATCAACGCAATCGAGAGCAACGGTTCGATTCCAGAAGGTTATACAATTAACCACTTCTTGACCGACACCAATGCTTGGTTCTTGTGTACCGATGTGCCTAACGGCATGAAGCATTTTGTCCGTACCCCACTAGCCAACTCAATGGATGGTGATTTTGATACTGGTAACGTACGTTACAAGAGCCGTGAGCGTTACAGTTTCGGGTGGTCTGATCCCCTCGGAATGTATGGTTCAGCAGGCGCTTAAGCCTTATAAAACAAGCACTTAGCTAGTTTAGCCCCCGCCAAAAACGGGGGTTTTTCTTTACCTGTTGACATTTACGCTACACAGTTTATAATTACCTGTAACTAAGTTCTTACGGAGGTAATTATGATTTATCCCACAACACGCAAAGAAGCAAAGGCTACTGGTGCTACTCATTACTACACAGGTGAGCCTTGCAAGCATGGGCATATAGCCTTACGCAAAACCAAAGGGGCTTGTGTTGAATGTTTAAAAATTGAATGGCAAAGAGGCAATGAATCTCGTGCGGGGTATTTCAAAGAATACAATAAACGAGATGATATTAAAGACCGCAAAAGTGATTGGTATCAAGCCAACCGTGATGCGGTAATTGATCGTGCAAAAACCCGTCCGGCTGAAAAATTACGTGAGTACCGTAACGCTTGGAAAGAAAATAATATTTTACAAGTACGTGCTGATACAAAAGCTCGTAGGCGTAAACACAGAGAGGCAACACCTCCTTGGCTAACTAGGAAACAAAAAACCGAAATTCGGCAGCTTTACCAGATAGCCATAACCATGACAAAAACCACTGGTGAACAATATGTGGTTGACCACATTGTTCCTTTACGTAGCCCTGATGTGTGTGGGTTACATGTGCCTTGGAACCTGCGGGTAATCACCCAAGAAGCAAACTTAAAGAAGTCAAACAAACTACTTGCACCGTAACCAAATAAAGCGTATAAATGCTATACGACTAGGACTAAATACCGTATCAACCCGCCTAGGGGACGATGCACAGATGATACGGTGACTTGTGCATAAAGGATTCCATCATGGGTTTCGCTACACACCTCGGCCCTTGGCTGCTCGGTACGGTTAAAAATACGACTGGTACGACTGTTGGTTCAATTGAAAACCTCGGCGCTACAATCGTCAGCCAAACATTCAAAAAGAACTACACCGGTCAAGCTGCTTCAGCTACAACCGATACTATTTGTGTATTGCCAGCAGGCGCACAAATTTTAGATATTCTTGTTGATACCCTCGTTGCTTTTACAGGTTCGACTGCCGCCAACTTAACCATTGGTGATGGCACAACAGCTAACTTGTATTGGGCAACCTCTGACATTACGACTCAAGGTCGTTTGGCAATTACAAATGCTGCATCAAAACTGGCAAATTGGGTAGGTGCAACTTCTACTGCATCGCCAAACGGTATTGGTATTGGCGCAACAGACGTTAAAGTTATTGCTACGCTGACTCCTACTGTTGCCGCCGTAACTGCTGGTACTGTTCAGTATACGGTTATGTATGTGGTTGCCAACTCAAACGGCGCACAGTTCCCAGCGTCAGCTTAATCTTCTAAGGGGGTTCGCCCCCGTTTAAACTTTGGGAGATTATTATGGGTATGCAATATGACGTAAAGGCAGGTCATTTAAACAACACTGGGTTTATGCTGCTGGGTCGCACACGGCTCAAAGCATTGTCTATTGTTGGCACTGCCACTGCAGGTACGCTTGATGTGTTTGATACAACAACTGCGCCGGTAACAACGGCAACCTATGCTCGTTCTGGTACAACCGTTACGGTAACTAGCACTGCTCATGGGTTATCAACTGGTGATGTGCGTGGTTTTGCTTTTGCAACTGCTTCTGGTTCGTCTGCAACAAACGGTAATTACACAATTACTAAGACAGGCGCAAACACTTTTACCTTGACTGACATTAACTCCGGCACAATTGCGGCAAGTACAGCTATGTCGTACTCAACGCTTTGGTTGTGTTCGTATGATACAGGCGCAGGTGATTTGTTCGGTAACTTTGCATTGATTCCGGGCGAAGGCATTCTTGTGCAAAACGGTATCTACATGATTATGTCAAACATTACGTCTGCGAACATTTATTATGGCTAAGAAAACCCCATCTCTTGCTGTAGGTCGCGGTGAAAAGCTGCCGGTCAAGCAGGGAGCGGGTTTAACCGCCAAAGGTCGTGCCAAGTACAACGCTGCAACCGGATCAAACTTAAAGGCTCCACAGCCTGAAGGTGGTCCTCGTAAAAAATCATTTTGCGCCCGCATGTCTGGGATGCCCGGTCCGATGAAAGACGAAAAGGGTCGCCCTACTCGAAAAGCTGCAAGTCTCAAACGTTGGAAATGTTAATGGACTCTTACCCAATAGAAACCGCTCGTGAATTAGCCACTCACGCAAGTGATATTAGGCATTTGCAAGAAGACATGGACAAGCTAGTCTCTGACATGGCTACCGTCAAAGAATCTCTCGCTGAAATTCAAAAGACATTGTCTGAAGCTCGTGGCGGTTGGAAAGTTTTGATGTGGGCGGGCGGTGCTGTGAGCGCAGTCACTGGGTTTGTCGGATTTGTTGTTGGGCACTGGGGTAAATGATGCCAAGCGCGTCTAGGAAGCAACACAATTTTATGGCGGCAATTGCGCATAATCCCGCATTTGCTAAGAAGGTTGGTGTAGCACAATCGGTTGGTAAAGACTTCAACGAGGCCGATAAGGGCCGCAAATTTAACAAGGGTGGCGATATGAAAGACATGAAAATGGACAAAGCTCAAGACAAATCTATGGTCAAGAAAGCCGTAGGTATGCACGACAAACAAATGCACAGCGGTAAAAAAACCGACATGGGTGCTTTGAAGAAAGGCGGTATGCCGATGGTTATGAAAGACGGTAAGAAAATCCCGGCTTTTGCTGCCAAGAAAGGTGGCATGACTAAGATGGCAAAGGGTGGCGGCATTGAGTCTAAGGGCAAAACCAAAGGCACAATGGTTACCATGAACCGTGGTGGGAAAGCCTGCTAAGGAATTATCATGATGGCTTCTAGAGGTATGGGCGACATCAACCCTTCCAAGATGCCCAAGGGTAAGAAGGTTGTTCGCAAGGACAACCCCAATGACGTAGAGATGTACAAAAAAGGCGGTAAAGTAAACGCTGCTGGCAACTACACGAAACCAAGCTTACGTAAAAGCATTGTGTCGCAAGTAAAATCTGCGGCAGTACAAGGCACAGGTGCAGGGCAGTGGTCAGCGCGTAAAGCGCAGTTGGTAGCCAAGAAGTATAAAGCCGCAGGTGGTGGATATAAATGAGTAGCTTAGCAAAACCGCAACAGTCTTTAAAAGCTTGGGGTGACCAGAAATGGACAACCAAGTCAGGCAAGAAATCGTCTGAGACAGGTGAGCGGTATTTGCCCAAGAAAGCTATTGATGCACTTAGCCCTGCGGAGTACGCAGCTACAACCAAAGCAAAGCGTAAAGGTAAGGCGGCAGGCAAACAGTTTGTTGCTCAGCCTAAGAAGATAGCTAAGAAAACATCAGGGTTTAGATAATGGCTACATCTGGTTTAAACGCGTTTAATCTTGACCTCTCAGAACTTGTTGAAGAGGCTTTTGAGCGTTGTGGGTCAGAGCTTCGTAGTGGTTATGACTTGCGCACAGCACGGCGCAGCCTGAACATCCTGACAATCGAGTGGGCAAATCGCGGTATTAACTTGTGGACAATTGAGCAAGCGTCATTCCCGCTTGTTACAGGGCAGATTGCGTACCCAATACCGACAGATACGATTGATATACTCGACCAAGTGATTCGTACGGGGTCTGGGTCAACACAAGTTGACATCAACATTTCACGCATCTCTGAATCTACGTACGCAACAATCCCAACAAAAAATGCACAGGGTCGCCCTATTCAGGTGTGGATTAACCGTCAGTCGGGCAACACGAACGCCGTGCTTTCGACGTATTTGAATGTCAGCATTTCTGCTACCGACACGACTATTACCGTTGACTCGACAGTCAACCTGCCATCGCAGGGCTACATCAAGATCGACAACGAAGTGATCTTGTACCAGAACGTCAGCGGTAACCAGTTATTAAATTGCTTTCGTGGGCAGAACAACACTACCGCTGTTGCGCATTCAGCTACTGCAGCAATCTATCAGACGTTTTTGCTGAACGTAAATATTTGGCCTACTGCAAACGCACCGGGCAATCAGTACACGTTCGTGTATTGGCGGCTTCGTCGCTTGCAAGACGGTGGTAACGGTGTAACCACGCAAGACATACCCTTCCGCTTCATTCCGTGCCTTGTGGCGGGCCTTGCGTACTATTTGAGTATCAAACTACCAAACATGGATGTAAACCGCGTGATGGGCTTAAAAGCCGATTACGAGCAACAGTTTCAGTTAGCCGCAGATGAGGATCGTGAAAAAGCTCCATTACGGCTTGTGCCCCGAACGTTGTTTTATTGAGGTGAGTCATGCCCTCTAAATACGCGAGTGGTAAATATGCAATTGCAGAGTGTGACCGTTGCGGTCAGCGGTACAAGTTAAAAGAGCTGCGCAAGCAGGTTTTAAAAACGCATCTATACAACGTAAAAGTTTGTCCGACTTGCTGGGACCCCGATCAGCCGCAGTTGCAGTTAGGGATGTACCCAGTTAACGACCCGCAAGCTGTGGAAGAACCAAGGCCAGATGTCAGTTATCAAGTGTCGGGCAACAGCGGTTTGCAGATTGGGTTAACAGGATCGACAAACGTAGACGATTACGGTTATCCGCAGGGCGGTAGCAGGCAGTTTCAGTGGGGCTGGAACCCTGTAGGCATGGGTTACGATGGTGGTTTAACACCAAATAACTTGATTGGAAACGGATCGGTTGGTACAGTAACAATAGATATTTCTTAGGAGCCTATCATGGCATACACACGAAGCGCCGATGGCGTAGTAAGCAAAGGTAAAACTAAGGGTAAAAACCTTGGTAACAGCGGCCCCGTCAAAGGTCTTGAGGGCGGCGGTAAAAAGAAAGCTGGTGTTTCATCTGAGTCGATGAAATCAATGGGTCGTAACTTAGCCCGCGTTGCCAATCAGGGGTAATCATGGGTAAATTTAGCCAAAAAATGATGGGCAAAGAAGTTGGGCAAGCAGCAGAATACGCTACGCCGCATTCAATGAGCGGTGGTCCGGCTAAGTTGCGCCATGTCGGTGATCCCAACAAATTGTCTGCCGTGCAAGTAACACCGTCAAGTGGCTCCGCGCGAGTCAGCGCAGGTGATCCAGCTCGTGATGACGTTAAGACAACTGGCATCGAAACTCGTGGCAATGGTGCAGCAACCAAGGGTCGTATGGCTCGTGGACCTATGGCGTAAACATGAATTACGCACAGCTTGTTACCGCGATTGAGAACTACACCGAAAGCTCTGAGGCGGTGTTTGTTGCTCAGATTCCAACGTTTGTTCAGCTTGCTGAAGAGCGCATCTACAATGCTGTGCAGATTCCGGCTATTCGTCGTAACGT